CATCTTCAAAGGTAGGATTCATCAAGTCATTCAACTTGTCGAATATTTTCTTACCAAATGAGTACATGAAGACTTTACCTTCGTTATCTGGGTTTGCTGGGTCTTTGACAACATAGATATTTGAAGTGTACTTCAACCTACGTTTCTGTTTACGAGCTTGGTCTTTATCAGCATCGATACCAGAATTCCACAACTTAGAGTTGTATTCAGATACTGGGTCATCGAGGTTAATAGTAGTCAAGCTGTTTTCAATATACCAAAGTCCTGTAGGGCCTTGGAAACCATGGTCCCAAATCCTTACAAAAGGCATCTCCTCGTTTTCACAAGCAGGTAGGAAACGAATAATCGCAAAGCCGTTACCAGCTTTATCTCTTGTTGGTTTCCAGAATTTACCCTCGTTTGGGTCTTGGTATGATTTAGTTGAAATCTTATCGAGTTGCGCATTGAGCGTATCGAGTGACTTCGTACGATTCTTCTTAAGCGAAGCAAAGTTTGTAGTTGCCATAATAGTTTTCTCCTTTGTATAGCGTTATATAGCGTAATATTACAATTGAAAGTAGACACGAATAATGTCTTTAAACTTTCGTTCATCATATACTAGAAAGGGTTTATACTTTCTAGATAGTCTTATTATATCATGTGAGATTATTTTGTCAACAATTTTTTCACCCCAATAATCAAAAATATTGGCTGTATGAGTTAGAATGGTGAAGGTCTCTAATGAAATCTTCTTCTGACTATACAGAGTCATAATGTATGGATGTTGACCATCCCTTGATATAAAATTTGCTGTCCAATCTTCTTTGAGATTTTTCAGCTCGGATTTAAAAGTGTAAGTCAATGACTCTTGCTTTTTCCTCCAATCGTTATATCTGTCTTGGGCCTCATAATCGAGTAATTGCCTTATCCAGATATTTGGATTATTTATAAAATTTGCAAGCATAAAGTTAACAACATCATCTTTTTTTGCTAATTTTGCAAAACTATATGCGTCTTTTCTAGTACGAAAAGTATCCATTGAAGCTCTGACTTTACCATTGTATTTGTGGTAGTCATAGCCATCAGATGTGAAATGCTTTTTGAGTGCTAGATATTTTATATATGTTTCAAATCCAGAATCTACCATTTAACAACCTTTAATAATGTCGTCTAAGTTGGGCTCTTCTGGTTTAACCATTCGTAAACTAATGGCTTCTGTTTTAATCTTTTCTTTTAGTATTGAGCTCTTCTTCACAATTTGAGCTATTGTTTCAATTTCTAAGTTGTTTTTTTCTGCGAAATCTACGAGAGCGTCGATATAAGGAACACCCTTAGATAATTTCGAAGAGATTTCGTGATGTATTCTATCTGGTGTCAGCGCAACGACTCCCATGTTATCTTTCCCTTCTGTTTTTTGTTTTTTCATAATGTCCTGTTATTATATACTATTATGTCCATGCTGTCAACATGTTTCGTTAATATGTTTAAAAAAGATTCTTTTGTCGACACGTAAGTATATTTGATTTGATAAGGCCTTATTACCTTAAGACCTGTATATTATAACATGTTATGTAGGGTTTGTCAACCTTTATTTGCTATACTTCTTCAAATAATACATTGTCGACATATTGGTTCTTGCGCTCTTCAGATATCCCCATTGCAAGGATTGAACTGTGAAGCATTTTGTTGAGCTTTTGATTACGACAATATTTGTTCTGTGCTTCAAGTGTGTTGAGTTCTTTGTCTTTACTATGAGCTGGATTACTCATTTCCATACAGTAAAACGAAGCAAGATTAAGTGCCATATCACAAAGCTGATTTGTTTCTTCACCTTCTCGTATTGAACCAGCTCCTACGATGTTCTCGCTAAATATTTCCTCAGCCCACTCAGGCATGACACGAGCTCGGGTCCATGTTAACCCATTAGTCTCGTATTTAAATTTATCCAGATAAGGGTGAGGGCCTTCAGTAATAGGAGAATAGTCACAGAAACACCCAGATATTTTTTTAGGGTTTGCAACTATGTCTAAACCAAATATAGGCAAATTAACATGTTCTCTTGGAAATATATTAATATGCATTAACCAAAGTTTGTTTTTACCTACAGGTTCTATTGTTTTGAGATGAGCTTTTCGTATGATATCGCTTTCCCAAAAGTAATCGCTCCAACCTTCAAGGTCAGCTACATGTTTTGTATTTTCAACTTCATGCATTCGAGTACTAAATAAGCTTCTCAACTCATTAGACAAATTTCTCAATCTATCAAATAATTCTGACTCAATCATTAATCGTCGTACTTTTCTTGTAGTTCTGCTAGTATTGTTTCACTGCTATCATAATCTTCAGGATTGTCGTGATATAGTTCTATAAGTTCAAAGAACATTCGCTCTGCAAATTCAAAACATATTTTTGCTTCATTAGCCATATCATCATGTAGTAATTCTCTTACTCCAGTGATAAGTCCTTTCCTGTCGTCAAACTCATACATAGCTCCATTGCCAGGAATATGTTTCTTAATAATTTGACCACCATGGGCATCACCAAAATGTCTTACATATAGATGAGCTAATAGTCCAGTATTGTTTTCGTCTTCGCAAAGTACATCAATATGTTTTTGGTATTCAACTACACTTTTTAAAGGCTCTTCAACTGGTTCAAAATCGTACATGTTTTCGATTTCAATTAAATCATCTTCAATTTGTGTTGACCTGAAAATAGATTCCAATTCAATAGGAACTGAAACTGCGCTTTCAAGTGATGCATAGTTAGCTAATTGTGCAGCCAAATATTGCTGATATAGTCTAGGTGGAATGTTTCCACTTAATAGCATATCTGCAAATTCAGTTCGTTCTGCGTTGTCGTGATGCTCTTTGGTGAGAGCTTTAAGATTGTTTGACATTGATGACTCCATTATATTGTTTGGTTTTCACAAAGTTTATTTATAAATAGTTTCATAGTCATGCTGATTTGATAAAAATAACAACGGAGAATTTGTATGTTAAATTTAGATAGTATAAAAGGAATTGTTAATCTTGGTAAAGATTGGCTTCTTGACAGACTAGGAGAAAGAACATCGTGGGATGGTGGTTTAATTATTGCTGTTTGCGGTGGATATTTACTTTTCGGTGGAATCATCGAACTAGTAGCATGGGCCGGTTTATTATACGGTGCATGGACACTTTGGAAAACAGAGGCATAAAATAATGGCTGATGAAGATAAGAAAGTAGAATCAAAAGCATATCACCCTGCTGATACTAACGGAGACGGAAAGGTCACTAAAGTTGAGCATGATATGTTTCTTGAGTTCAAAAGAAAAGAGCTCGAAGATGCCGATGCGATGCGCGATGCACAGCGTCAAATGGCATGGTTTTCATTATATGGAATGTTAGCATATCCTGTTTTAGTAATTGGCTCTAATGTAGTCGGTTATGAAAAAGCAGCTGATATCTTGGGCGATATGGCAGGAGTATATTTTATTGCTGTTGCTGGTATTGTTGCCGCGTTCTTTGGTGCTCAAGCCATGACGAAGAAGTAGATTCATTTTACTTTCTAAAGGGACCGCAATGGTCCCTTTGTTTTATCTCTTTTCCACATTCTTAAGTAGGATATAGAGCTCTCGCCCTACAAATACAACCACGATCGCCATTACGACGAACAAGGCTTCCATTATTTTTCTACTGAATGTAATGTTTCGATTTTGACAGTGTCGTGATAGTCACCATCTGAAAAATCTCTGATCGCTGTTTCTTTATATAGATATCCGTTATGTACTCTATATGAAATTGCTTCTTTTCTAAATACGCCATCCATTTTGTTTAACGAGTTTTTGAAAGGTCCTTCGTTAAATGCATCAAATGGTTTAGTAGCATCATCAATTATTTTCTTTTTAACTGATGTAAGTGTTTCGACATTGTGTCCTTTATAGTTCATATTATAATTCCCAATTCACGTGGCCAGATGGCATAAATGATTTAGTGAATCCTGCATCTACCATCTGTTGTTCGACATAGGAATCACGTTCTAAGTCTGAGATTAAATCCCATCCAAATTCTGTACTACCAGGATTTTCTGATAGCCATTGTTGTTTTGCTTTTTCTAAACATTCCAATACTGTATTTTCTGTTGGGTCGTTATCGGAAAGTGGTTGTACTTCAATACCTGATGGCATTGTTACTGTGTTTGGTGTCCAAATTTCTTCGCTCATCTTAATCCTAGCATTTTGTAGTTAACTTGGTAATATCCATTAGAATTCATTACGATAGCTTCTGGCATATATTCCTTGACTTCTTGTGCAAGTACTCCAGATGATATTCCTCTTACTCCAAGAGAATTTGCTAATTCGTTCCATTCCCAAGTATATGTTCTGTGACCATTAACATCACCGACATATTGTATATTTGTTTTAAGTCTTTGGTCAGAGTAGATAATCCAATAATATCCAAGAGTTGTTCTGTATCCACTCACGCCGTTATGAGCTTGTAAAAAGTAGTATCTTGTTCCACCAAACCATCGCATTGAATTGCTTGTTGACCATGCGCTTGAAAACTGCGATGGATAACTTGCAGATGTAGAATTACCATAATAATACATGTCAGTTCCTATTGGTCTACCATAATCTGTTGTTGAATATTGTGAAGGTGTTGGATTAAAACGAATATACCATCCCCTTGAGTAGAACCAAAACTGAATACGCTCTGAGCCAGGTCGAGGCTCAAATCTTGGTCGACCACGAACTCTATGAGAATTACTATCTGACATAGAACCCCAAGCCCACGAACCATCACGGCTTCGGTATTCTGAATTATAGATGGGGTTTGTTCCGCCGTAGTATTGCTGAAGCTCTGAATAGTATTGTGGATTTCCTGACCTTGTTGATGGCATTAGCTTGACCTTATTTCTATATCTTTACGATAGTGCTGGGGTGCATCAATCTCTACTATAGCAGGACAAGTTACTGTGATTGTCTCTGTAGTATCAACTAATTGGCTGTTAACCCATATATAAGAGTCATCTGTTGGAATGTCTGAGATGGTCACTGATGTATTAGCAGGTACGGTAATTTCACTAAAGTCATTAAATAAAACTAATGTTGGTTCGTCTTCTGCGTCTGCTCTACCTATAGTTGCAGGTAATCCAGTTTCTGGGTCTTCAATACTAGCGATTTCAGTATTAGAAAAGAAATCTTTATCTACTGCTGTATGCGAATAGGTTAAACTCACTTCAGTTTTATCCATTATTGTATTAGCAGAAAAATCCCACCATTTTGTTTCATTGGTAAGTTCATTACCATCTGGTATTCTAACAACATGAAAGTTGGTATTGGCAATAGACCAATCTCCAAATGCTTCAATGTTATCATCGTTCATGCCTTCGAGTGCACTGTCGATTCTACCTGATTGTGTGTTTGCTACA